CAGTGGCATTATAAAAACTCGATTCCTAAGAAAGAGAACAAATCCACTTCTTGACAACTTGCCCGGAATAAAGAGCTCATAGAGGTTTCTACGATACACATTCAACATCATTTCATGAGAGCCAAAATCATGGCCTCCTTCAGCACCAAACTTATGCTCACTAGGACCCAAACGCATAATACGTTGAGCTCTTCTAACCTTAGCTTTGGCTGACTTTTTACCACCCCTAGTTTTACCATCTGGACTAGCATTTTCAGTTGTGAAATTAGGTTGTTTTACTTCATGTTTTTCATTTTTAAACATTGACAACATTCCACCTATGCTACCACAAATGGTTGTAATGAGTCCTATAGCTTTAATGGCTTCAAAGACGCCTTTATAATCTTCCATAATTTTTTCAATGTTCCTAGAAATCTTCAAAGATGATTCAGTAATGCTATTAAAAAGATCATTTAGATAAGTGCTATCTTGGGAAGTGCACGAGGGCCCATCAAATTCTGCATCCTTAAATGCACAAATTTGTATTTCAAGATCGTCGTGAGTCCTATTTCTAGTATCAAGCCAAGTGACAAATCTTTTCATCATAGTTATTGGAATATTATATTTCCTAAAAAGCTCTTTAACTTCATCACCCTCATCCATCTGCGTTTTCATCATTCTTTTATTAATGATGTCATTCATCCTAGAATCACTAACTTTGATATAGGCTGCATGTTTTTGTTTCTGATATTCATGATCTGACAACATATCTCTAATAATGTCGTCAAAAGACAATTCTTTTAGAACATTTCCTTGAACATCAGTTCTAAAATAGCATTGGACGACTGATTGCCATTCAAGCGGACATTTAGTGTAATCAATTTTCCTTTTCCATGGATCTAAATTCTTAGTTTCCTCGGTACAATACTCTTCACGAACTCCAACATAATATATGTGTCGTCCAAATCTACGCCAGACTGCACCAGAGTCAGTGATATCATCCATATTGTCTCTGTAATTCATGTTATTAGTACATTTAAGCATGAACCAGGGTTGTTTGTGAATTCTACCTTTTTTGTGGGCTTCAGCCATGTGAGCAAGCTTCGGAAAAGAATCAGCGTCTGTTATGAATTCGTGATTCTCAGTAAGGACACCAGGAACTTGCCTAGCCTGCAACCACTCTGAATCTATAAAAACTTTTTCAGATCCATTCATACCATCATCATACCCAAGATTACCCTGTGATGCATACATGTAAACCCAGGGATTTTTCTTAAAGGTCAAAAGCTCCTCAATTGGTAACGAATGTGCCAATAAAGTTTGTGCCATGATAATAACTGGAAAAGTTTTACCACATCCAGGATTACTCCTGAAACACGCTGCTATTGGAACGATTCTAGCAGAGTGATCAGCAAAGTCCAAATCCTCATAAATATCGCTTATCTTCTTAATATAGGCTAGAAGATACATAAATTTACCAAAGACAACACTCTTGTTTCTCATATTACCATGTTTCTGTTCAAGTTCGTAACCTTGCCTCTTAAGGTTATTAACCTCAATACTCTTATCAATGTTGACACGCTTATCTCCTTTCTGATAGTTAGTCACAAAAGCTTCTGCTCTTGTGAGCCAAGAAGATAAATCAGGATCAGAACTCTCGAGGAGACTAAGACCTTCACTCTCGAAAATCTGTTCTCTAAAAAAATTAACCAATTTCTCAACATAGAGAAGAATAGCAGAAAAAGTCATCTCGAAATTTTCGGTAATCTTATTATAATTAGAAGAAAAATCCATGAACTTCATGAACTTGCTCTTCGTGTTTGGGATAGTAGCAATGAGAATACCATGCAACAAGAAACTAATCATATTGATGATACTCTTAAATTCACCCTCATGCATTTGGGTTCTAAAGGGTTTGTAACCATACTTGGCTCCCATATAAATGCTAATAACAGTCGTCAGAAGTTTTAATTGTAATTGAGCATTCATTTCCTAATATCAC